AATTTCTATGCTGCTTGCCAAGCAAGTGAACCCGCCCAAAGCGTTCTCAGGTTTTATGGGCATCACAGACGAGAAGGCGTTCGCACTGAACTCGCCTAGTTCGTTCATTCTGTCCGACACCCCTGGTGGCAAAGTTGAAGAACTTGCGCCCAGAATACCTGAAGACTTGTTCAAAGAGATTGCCGAGATAGACGCCATGTTTGCAGAGGCCAGCGGCATCTCTAGCGTATTGCAAGGCCGTGGCGAAACCGGCGTTCGCTCCGCTGGACACGCAAGCCAGCTTGCCCGTCTAGGTAGTAGCCGAGCCAAGAAACGTGCGTTGATTATTGAAGACTCGTTGGAAAAGCTGGCGACGCTGTATCTAAAGATTATGCAAGCATACGACGATACGCATTATCAAGACGAGACGAACATGACGTTTATTGCAGAGCAATTTACCAGTGACTTTGTTGTCAAGGTAGACGCCCATAGCAATAGCCCGATCTTCATGGAAGACAGCCGAGACTTAGCGTTCAAGTTGTTTGACGCTAAGGTGATTGATAAGAAACGTCTGATTGATTTGGTTGACCCGCCGATGAAGCAATTGTTGAAAGACGATTTAGAGAAACTAGAGAAGCAAGAAGATGCAAAAGCAGCAGCCCAGCCTCCAGCGCCAGCCCAACAGCCTAAACAGCCAAAGGAAAAATGATGGCAACAGATTCCGAGACAACCAGAAACGTAAGCAACCCTAACAACGCGCCGCGATATACTGGCGATAAGAGTGTTGCGCGAAATGATAAAGTAGGATATAACCGCAGCAATGTGGGTGGCACTCAGAAACGAACTGATGGCCGATCATCTAAGCGGTATTGAATTCGGGGAACCGGATAGGGTATGGCTGCATTCCCATAAATGTGGCCGGTTTTAAGGAGCTACTACCATGGCACGTAAAGCACGTAAAGGTATGCGCAAGTCTAAGCGTAAGTAATTAGGGCTCACCCTAACTGCTTGCACTGGATGCAACCCATCATTGGCGGTTGGATGGTAACTAACCGCTGCTTATAAAAGGATTTTAATATGCCAATGGACAAGATGATGGAGTTGATTCAACAGGGGCAAGCCCCTGAGAACACCGACATTCCTGCGCCAGCCGCTGCTGGCTCTGGGGCTGATTCGTCTACGCCTCCGATGGCTTCACCTATGTCTACGCCTGAACCCAAAATGGGAAGCAAGGCTGCGGCAAATATCAACATCCAAATGGCTATGGACTTGTTGGAACAATCTCTTCCTGCGCTTGGAAGCGAGACACCAGAAGGCCAGAACATTATGAAGTCGCTAGGCTCTTTGCACAAAATGTTTGGCAAGCGAGAAGCAAAGAACCGCGAACTCATGCCAGCAGAAATCATGCAAATGATGCAGACGCTACCGCAAGCCGGTGGCGCAACTCCAGAGCAACGAAGCATTGCCCAAGCGCCGATGCCAGGTGCAGGCCAACCCCCACTTTCAATGTAAGGAACTATCATGGATCTTTTCAAACCTCGCGGTTCTACTCCCATTCGCAAACCGACTGACAACAACATGCAGCACGGTCAAATTTTTAACCCACCACGTTTTTCTGAAATTGGTGGCGGCAAAGATGGCACTGGTATCAACAACCAGATGTACAAAAACAAGATGACGCTAGAAAAGCCAGGCGGCACTAAGAAAATCATCTAATGAAAAACCCATATCAACCAAAACGCGCCCCCACCAAGCGTGGCGGCAGCAAACGTTATTAACCAACTAGGGGATAGTTATGTCACTTGAAGATGTGTCTTACGAAGCGCGAGATGAATTGGCCCGACTGGCAAAACAGTTGTCCGACAATCCGGAAACTCGCAGCTCTTTTCTAAAACTTGCCAAGAAGGTGCGCCCAGATGTGGTGATGCCTGAAGTCGAGATGGAAGAGCGTTACGCACAGAAATTTCAAGACTTTGAAAGCAAACTTGCAGCCCGTGATGCCAAGCAAGCCGAGCGAGAAGCTATGGACAACTTGGAATACCGTCGCAAGTCTTTGATAGAAAAAGGTCTTGTATCTAACAGAGAAGAAATCCAAGAAGTGGAAAAAGTCATGTTAGACAAGGGCATAACTAATCACGAAGCTGCTGCCGAGTACCACAAATACATGAAGCAAGCAGCGATTCCTACGCCAAGTGGCTACAATCCCAACCCAATGAAGAAGTTTGATTTGTCGGCATTCCACAAGAATCCCGTTCAAGCTGCTCGGGAAGTGGCTGCACAGGCAATGTCTGAATTTCGTAAACCTACTAGGCCCATCGGCTTGTAAGGTGTAAAGTAAACAGGGGATTTTTTTAGGAGCTTTTTATGGCTATTGGCGGCGGTATTATTCCCAGCACTGGCAGTAGCCAGTACACCGAACTCTCGTATGTAACACGACGGGCGTTTATTCCTAAATTGGTTGTGCAACTGTACAACTCCACCCCTCTGTTGGCTGCTCTTCTGAGCAACTCTCAACAAGCCTCTGGCGGTGTTTCATCTGTTACTGCACCTGTGCAGGGTTCGCAGATGGTTACATCTCAGTGGTCTGACTACTCTGGTTCGTTTGCTCAACCAAGCGTACAAGTTGGCGTGACCAACGCAGAGTTCAATTTGAAACTTATGATTGCCCCCGTGCCGTTTCTTGGCATGGAAGGCGCTGTGCAGCAAGACTATGCAGTTATCCCGTTGATTGAAGCGCGTATGAACGATGCTACCAACTCAATGATGGACAGCATGGCTACTGCGCTGTACAACAACACCACCAATACCCAGCAGTTTATTGGACTGCCTGGCGCTATTGATGACGGCACCACCCTTGCTACCTACGGAAATATTAACCGCACTAGCAACACTTGGTGGAAATCTAAGTTGTACGCTGCCGGTTCTGTTAACCCAACCCGCGCCAACCTGCTGCAATACATCAGCGGTACTGTGAAGAACTCTGCCGAAGTCCCCACGTTTGGCGTGTGCGGTTTTGGTACGTGGACTTTGTTGGCTCAAGACTATGTTGCTCAAGAGTCTTACGTCATTACCCCAGGCAAAGGCATTGGCTTTGACAATGACTCTGACGGCCCACAATCTGGCTTCCGTGCTTTGATGGTTGCCGGTGTGCCAATCTATCCCGATCCTTACTGCCCAGAAGGCACTGTGTACTTGCTCAATAGCAACTACGCATCGCTGTACATCCACGAATTGGGATCGTTTGCTTTCACCGGCTTTGAATCCACCTTGGCTAACTGGCAAGTTGGCTATGTTGGTGCGGTGTTGACCATTGCCGAGCTGGTGGTGACAAAGCCCAAATCAATGACCAAAATTACTGGTTACAACTCTCTTACTATCTAAGGAGTAGCACAATATGATTAATCAAATGGGTTTTGGCGTTCGTGGCACTAACTGGCCCAACACGCCCATCAATCTGGCTTCTGGTCAGGTTTACACTGTTCCAAGCGGTCAATATTCTGCTCACCTTGGCCCCTACACTGCTGTACAGCAATTTGACGGAGTCCAGCAAACGTGGCGTTTTGTAGAAGCATCTGCACAATCTGCACCAACCATTGTTACATCTGACGGAAGCAACGTCCGTCTGATTAACATGACTGGTACGGTTGTTGGCGCTGTCATCACAACTGCTGGCTCTGGTTACACCAACGGAATTTATCCGTCGGCTACCGCTCTTGGAACTGCTGCTTCTCCTAGCGTTACATTTTCGGCTGGCGGCGGTAGCGTGTTGGCAACTGGCAACGTAATTGTTGGCGGCGCTATTAACACAACCGTTACGATTACAACCGCTGGTTTGAATTACTTGCGCGCACCCATTCTGATTATTTCTGCTCCTCCTGCTGGCGGAGTACAGGCAACAGCAACTTGCACCATTTCTGGCGGAGCTATTAACTCTGTCTCTGTCACCAACCAAGGAGCTGGATACACTGCTGCTCCTACTATCACTGTGGTTAACGCTAACGGTGACACTACTGGTACTGGAGCGGTGTTGACTATCAACTCTACGTTGGTAGGCTCTGGAACCGTTACTGCTGTTACGATTAACAACAATGGCGCGAACATGACTTCTGTTCCTACCATGTCGTTTGCTCCAGCATCTACCACTGCGGCTACTGCCGTGATGTGCATGAGTTTGTTGACTTCTGCTACAACCGGCGGAACTGGTTACACAAATGCTGCAACCGCTCCATTTGTTGCAACATCAAACATTACTGCTGGCACTTCTGTGTTGACCAACCCAGCAATCAGCACAGGTATTTTTGTGCCTCGTCCCGCTACTGGTTATGTAACTTGTTCCTCTACAACGGCTTGGGCTGCAACACTGACCGACAATGGTTTGTTCCAAGTTGCCTCTGCTTATACGGGCGTCATTCCTACGTCAGCAGCATTTGGCACAACAACCGGCACAGTTGCAAATACATTTGGCGGCGTATCTGACACCGTGTATCTGCAAACCATTTAAGGAAATACCATGTCTAGCTCTAGAGTTGCAAACAAACTGCCGAGTCAATTTGGTAGCATTCTGCTAGCTGTTGTTGCTGGTTTGGACTTGAACACAACGGGCGACACGTTTGTTGCTTTTGCCGATACCCCTACTAAGTTTCGGATTCGCGCAATTGCAATGACCAACGGGTCTATCAACCCGACGACGGCTCGGTTTACGGTTCGCACTGCGGCATCTGCTGGTGGTACGGCAATTGTTACTTCGGTAACTCCTGCTTTGGCATCGTCTGCTGTTGTACAAGACTTGAGCATTGCGTCCACGAATGCATTCTCTCAGGCTTATTTGTACATCAACGTTGGCACGGCTCAAGGCGCAGCAGCCACAGTTGACCTGTACATCTACGGCGACATTCTTACGGCTTAACATGTGGGTTACAAATAACAGTGAACACGATCTAGAAGACGGATACGATGGCAAGCGATACTTGTTTGCCAAAGGTGTCCCTATAGAAGTGCCTCCCGTTGTTTGTAACCATGTGTTTGGGTTTGGTGAAGATAACAAAGAGCCGCATTTGCGGCGGCTCGGATGGATGTTGAACAACACCGAATTGCAAAAGGCCAAAGACCGCCTAGCTTGCTTTTCTTTTTCTTCAACACGTCCTAACGTCCACGTCCTATCCCCCGTGGTTGACTCAAAGCCAGTTCCTGCGCCTAAACAGCGTAGGACTGGTCTTGTTCAAAAAGCCGCATAACATCATGAGGCATAAATGGTACTCTCTGATTACATC